ATGTATGACGGCAAAACATTGTTCCATGCTGACCACGCAAATATTGCCACGGCAGCTGCTTTAAGCACTGCTGCTGTAGATGCATTACGCGTAAAAATGGCACTGCAAAAAGATGGCAACGCAACCTTAAACATTCGCCTGGCTAATTTGATTGTTCCGGTTGCCCTTGAAGGTTTGGCTAAAACAGTCCGTGACTCAGAGTTTGAAATTTCTGCAACACGTGATGCAACCACACCAAATAGCGTGCGTGGCACTTTTGAAGTGATCAGTGATGCGCGTTTAGATGCTGCAAGCTCAACTGCTTACTACGGTACTGCGAATTCTTCTGTAACAGACACTGTAGAAGTTCAATACCTTGATGGTAATAAGGCACCAACACTAGAGCAACAAAATGGCTGGAGTGTTGATGGCGTTGATTTAAAAGTGCGTATGGATGCAGGTGTTAAAGCCATTTCATGGAAAGCCCTTGCTAAAAACGCAGGCGCTTAATCAGAAGTTTAGTTAAACAAGCCTGCTAATAAGTGGGCTTGTTTAAAACAGAAAATTTTAGGAGAACGATATGACAACAAAAGCAATTCAAGCGGGAAATGTAATTGACTATACCGCTACTGCAAATATCGCCAGTGGTGATGTTGTAAAAATTGGCCAGATTCTAGGTGTTGCATTAACTGATATTGCGAATGGTGCAACAGGTGCTGTGCAGATTACTGGTGTTTTTGAAGTGCCAAAAGTGTCAGCAGCAGTATTTGCGCAAGGTGAGTCTTTAACTTGGGATGTGTCAGCAGGTAAGTTTGATGATAACGCTGCTACACCAGCTAGTGGTGATATTACTGGTGCTGCTGCGGTTGCATTTAAAGCAGGTGCAAATGCTGAAACTGTTGCATGGGTTAAATTCACTGGCGTGCCTGGCACGTTAACAGCTTAATGTTTGACCTAATAGAAAGCAGAATTAATGCAGCAGCAAAAGCTAAGTTTGCTAATGCTGTTGCGTTAATAGGTGTGCTTTCTATTGATGGTGTATTTGATGATGAGTATGCGGTTTCTCTCGATTTGGTAGAAGGCAGCGTTCCTGTTTTTACATGCTTTACCTCAGAGGTTCAAGGTGTAGCAAGAGGTGCTGATATTGATATTACTTATCACGGAATAACTACTAGCTACACCATCGGTTCATTTAAGCATGATGGTTCTGGAATGGTCGATATTTTATTGGAGTCGGTCTAGTGTCACAAAGTGCAGCATTCCAAATCGTGCTAGCGGTTAAAGAGCTTTTAACCGAACCGGTAATGGCTTCTGTAGTTGCTTCTGATGTCCGTATTGACCCGATTTTTCCGTCAGATGTTGCTAGTGGAACTGCTTTAAATGTTGAGCTTGGTAATGATGATCCACCAGACCGATTTGTGATTGGCATGAAAGATAGATTCACAGAACTGAAACTAACTGCAATCGCAACTGGGGCTAATGCAACAGCTAATGTGGATGCAGTTATTTATGAGGCTAATTCACGATTGATGGCTGACGAAACGCTAGGTGGCCTTTGTTATGAATTAAGTGAGTTAGGTGTGTCACGCTTCAATGAGGCAAATGGTAAGCGACTTGCTGTGATTGAAAAGATTTATTTAGTGAAGTATCGCACTAGCGATAACTCAATTTAGTTGGAAGTTAAATGACTAAAAATATTAAAGAAACCCAAGTGCAAGAACAAAACCCGCAAGGTGGTGGTTCTTATGTGCGCAATGAGGATGGCAGCTTGGCATTAAACCAAGCTGATCTACAAAAAACAAACCCAGCTAATGATGCAGCTGGTACTGACATTCCGAAGGAATAAACATGGCAAACCGTCTGATTCGTAAAACTGCAATTTTACTTAAACTTGAAACTACTTATGGCGTTGACCCAGTTCCTACAGGTGCCGATAACGCTCAACTCGTTTCTAACTTAAGTATTAACCCACTTAATGCTCAAAATGTGCCGCGAGATTTAATCCGTGCTTATTTAGGGAGTAGTGAAGAGTTGGTCGGTACCAGTTACGTTGAGATGGGTTTTGATGTAGAGCTTCAAGGTTCTGGCGCGCTTGGTGTTGCTCCAAAGTGGGGTGCAGCATTGCGGGCTTGTGGATTTGGTGAAGTTGTTACTGCTGATGAGCGTGTTGACTATACGCCAGTGACTGATTCATTAGAGAGTGCAACAGTTTATTGGTATGACGATGGTGTATTGCATAAAGGTTTTGGCGGTCGAGGCAGTGTAGAGATAGCAGCTGGTGTCGGTGAACGTCCTGTATTGAAATTCAAATTTATCTTATTGGATGGTGGTGTTTCTGCCGTTAGCAACCCTAGCACTACGTTAAGTGCCTGGAAGCAGCCTGATGTGATTACTGACTCAAATACTGGTGATTTGCTGTTTGGTGGTACTTATTCGGCTGGTGCTATTACGGGCGGTACTGCATGGCCTTCACGTGGGTTAAGTTTAAACGTAGCTAATGCGGTGAACTTTACGCCGCTACTTGGCGGTGAAACGGTTGATTTAACGCAGCGTGATGTTACTGGCTCATTGCAGCTAGATCTGACAGCGGCGCAAGAAGTTTCATTTATGGCAGCAGTAAAAGCTAATACGCTTGAAACCTTAAGTTTGATTCACGGTACTGCTGATGGATATAAGGTTTTATTACATGCGCCATCTTTCCAAATGATTAACCCAAGTAAACAAGAAATTAACGGAAAACGCTTGATTGGTTATGACATTAGATGCTTGCCAGCATCAGGTAATGATGAATTAAGAATTGTGAGCTTGTAGTTATGTTCAAGATTACTCCAAACCCTACCTTTACAACTGATGTAGAGCTGCATGTTGCAGGTGCAGAGCCAGGCAAGATAAAAGTCACTTTTAAATACCTGAATAAAGATCAGTTAATTGCTTGGCAAAAAGACTATGGCAACAAGCCGCCATTAGAGGCACTGCAGGCAATTGTTACAGATTGGCAAGGTGTTTATTTGGTAGATGGTGCGGACGCCGTTTATAGCCATGAAGCGCTTAATCAATTGTTAGTTGGCTATCAAACTGCTGCACAAGACATCACTAATGCTTTTTTGCGTGAAATATTGGGTGCACGAAGAAAAAACTAGAGGCCGCCGCCCGCTGGTGGGCAAATGGCGGCCAAGATGAAGATCAAGATCAGGTAGATGCTTTAAAGGCTTTTGGATTAGTTTCAGATGTCGAAGTTAAACCATATTTTGAAATATGGGAAATGAATCAAGAGGCATTGGAAGTGTTTTGTGCTTTAGGTGATGACTGGAAAGTTACGCCAAAAGGTCAGTATAAATCAATCGATAAACTAGCATTAGGAGCGGTAATGGAGATGATGGGGGTGGCAAATCGAAAAGAAATGTTAACTAACATCATCATCATGCAAAACGCTGCCTTAGAGATTTTGAGCAATGGCTGAAGAATCAAAAATAATAATTAAAGCTGTTGATGATACTAAAGCCGCTTTTAGTAGTGTTCAAAGTGGGCTTGGTAAAGTTGAAGGCGCTGCTACTACACTGAATGGTGTGATCGGTAAATTTGCACCGTTGCTAGGTGCTGCAACTTTTACTGGCTTAATTGGCAATGCTGTTGTTGCTGCCGATAAAATTTTAGATGTAGCTTCTGCCAATGAGGTTGCTGTAGGTTCAATATTAAAGCTTTCTGAAGCGCTTGCACTTAATGGCGGTGAGTCTGAGTCAGCCGGTAATTTTTTTGCAACTTTCACCAAAAAAGTAGAAGACGCTGCAACGGGTAGTGAAGATGCTCAGGAAAAATTTAAGACTTTAAACATAACGCTTGAAGATCTTGCGCAGTTGGATGGTCAAGGGCTGTTTGAGAAAACACTTAATGGTTTACTCTCTATTGAAGATCCTATCAAACGAAACTCACTAGCGATGGAGTTTTTAGGTAAAGCCGCTAAAGGTGTCGATATTAAAGGGTTAGCTGACTCTTATGCTAGCAACCAAGGCGACTTCACAAAAGCAGAGGAGTCATTTAAAGATATTGGTTTGGCTATGGATAAGCTGGATTTGTTCACTATGAATACCAGTAAAACAATGGCAGAAAACTTTGGCCCAGTAATGCTGCAAGCAATATCTTATGTTGATAATCTAGCTTTTGGATATGGGAGATTAGAGAGAAATATACTTGCAGCCAATAAAGCTAGAGGTGTTTCAGATATTAGTTGGAAGCCATCAGCAAGCATGAAAGATGACCCGGTGTTTGGGCAGTTTGATTTGCCTGAAGAATTTAAAGGCGGGGCTTTAAGAGAGGTAACGCCAGCGGAAGAAAAAAATAACGATAAAAAAACTCCTCTTCAAACACTTCAAGAGCAAATAGCATTGACGCAGCGTGAAAATCTACTGCTCGCTCAGGGCGTGCCGCTTGAGGATGCCAAAATCATTGCTAAATTAAAGCAGCAAGGGATTAGCGATGAGGCGATTGTTCAGTTGTTAAATTTACAGCAACAAACCTTAGTGCTGACTGAGATGGAAAAAGCGCGTGCTGATGCCAAACTTCAATTAATTGCTGATGAAAAAATATTTAATGATGGCGATATCCGCGCGATTGAAACTGAAATTGAGTTGCAGAATGAGCAGTTTGATATAGAGGTTAAGGCGCAGCAGCAACAGAAACTAGCTATTGATGCTTATGAAAAAATGCTAGCTACCATTAATCAAGAAACCGAAGAGCTTCAATTCCAGCTTTCAATTCAAGGGTTGTCGCAGCAAGCACAACAAGAAAAAATTGCAGCTAGAAATGTAGAGATATCACTACAAAGAACCTTAAATGACTTGGCTGAGCAGGGTTTAGGATTAAGTGCTGAAGAGATTGAGGCGCTGCGTGAAACCTATCAAGAAGTAGAAACGCTTAAAACAAAAGTAAATAAAGCTAGCGACTCTGGTCGTGAGCTTGGCTTTATTTTTAGCTCAGCTGCTGAAGATGCCATCGTTAATTATAAAAGTTTAGGCGATGTATTGTTGGGTATAGAAAAAGACCTCATAAGAATCGCTACGCGTAAGTTAGTAACAGAGCCTTTATCAGAGGCATTTAGTGGCATTGGTAGCGGTATTGGTGGTGCGGCTAAAGATTTCTTTGGTGGCTTTTTTGCTGATGGTGGTCGCCCTCCATTAAATAAAATTTCTGTGGTTGGTGAGCGTGGCCCTGAGTTGTTCATTCCAGATGCACCAGGAACGATTATCCCAAATGGATTTGGTGGAAGTAGCAACCAAATAAGCGTCAGTGTAAGCGTTGATGCTACAGGCAGCAATGTGCAAGGTAATAACGAAAAAGGCAATGATCTAGGCAGGCAGATAGCTGCTGCTGTGCGTTCTGTATTGATCAGTGAAAAAAGGCAAGGCGGGTTGTTGGCATGAGTGAATTTACTTGGCTGCCAACATCAAACCCTGTTATCAATAAAAAACCAAGGGTGCTTACTGTCTCATTTGGGGATGGCTACGAGCAACGCGTCGGTGATGGCATTAACACCATTAATACTGATTGGAATTTAACTTTTAAAGGTACTTTGGCTGAGATCCAAGAAATTGATGCATTCTTAACTTCAAAGGCTGGTGTGACATCTTTCACTTGGACGCCATTTGGTTTTTCTGAAATTAAAGTTGTTTGTGATGATTGGTCGCAACCAGTCATTTCGGCAAACAGTTCTACTATCACCACAAAATTTAGACGGGTGTTTGAATGATCAGCTCAGATATCCAAAAAGCAAATGCAGGTGTTTTGATTGAGCTGTTTGAGCTTGATCTTAATACCATCGGCATTGACGAACATTATTATTTCCATAACGGCGTGAATGTCCTTAGTGGCGATGTTGTGTTCAATGGAGTTACTTACACGCGATTGCCGATTGATGCTGAAGGTTTTGAGCGTAATGGCAATGGTAAGCAGCCGCGTCCAACTTTGCGTGTTGCTAACGTTGATGGTTTGATTGGTGGGCTATCTCGTGAGAACGATGATCTGGTGCGCGTTAAGTTTATTCGTCGCCGCACTTTCTTAAAATACCTTGATGCGGTGAATTTTGAGGGTGGTATTAACCCTAGTGCAGATCCTAATGCTGCATTAGATGAAGAGGTCTATTTCATCGATCGCAAATCCAATGAAAATAAAGTGATGGTGGAGTGGGAGCTTGCAAGTGCTTTAGACCTTGAAGGCACGATGTTACCACGCCGCCAATGTATTCAAAACGTTTGCACATGGGCTTATCGCTCAGCTGAGTGTGGTTATTCCGGTGATGCTGTGGCAGATAAAAGCGATAACGCAACTAGTGATTTAGCGCTAGATGATTGCGGTAAAAGATTGCGCTCATGCCGTTTGCGTTTTGGTAACAACTCTCTGCCTTTTGGCGGTTTCCCTGCGGTTAAGTTGATTAGATAACCATGAAAATTGCAGACCATATTTTAGAAGCAGTAAAGGCACACGTGGCAAGCTCGCCAGCACGTGAAGTGTGCGGTTTGGTAGTAAGCCATAGGCGCAAGCAATTATATGTGCCATGCACTAACGTTGCGCCCCGTGATAGCGACTTTGCGATTGATCCAGCTGAGTATGCAGATGCTTGCGACAAGTACAAGGTTGTTTGCGTGGTGCATTCGCACATCAATGTAAACCCTGCGCCTAGCCAAGCTGATTTGATTGAGATTGAGCGTCATCAGCTGCCATATTTGATTATGAAT